CGGGTGTCCACATCAAACAGGACTTTCAAAGCGGTCGGCTGTAAAATCTTTTTCTTCCCCATGCGGGCATTCTTCGGGATAGACAGCTCAGGGAACATCGTACTGTACCTGTTCCGGCGGCACCATTTCAAAAAGCTGATCTCCGTTGAGCGAATCGTCATAATGGTTTTGCGGCTCAGAGGTTTGTCACTCGTGCGCTTCCCCCCTTTTTTGAGGCAGCGCTTTTTGAAAGACATGTCAATTGCCTTTTGAAGATCGCCCTCGGTCAGCTCGTCGATACGGATGTTCCCACACACCGGGAGAATGTAGTATTCGCCGTATTTATTACACTGGATCACATAGGATGTACCGCAGGTGAGCTTCAGCTCTTCCACCCACTCGGCATAGAGGGTGGCTACCTTCTTCCTGCCGTCCCGGATACTGTCATCCAGCCATGCGTCCGCTTTTGCGTTTGCTTCCCGTTGTCCTGTTCGGCCCGGCGTGCTGCTGTAAAAGCGCTTGCGGGTACCGTTCTTCTGCACCGCGATGCACCAGCGGCTTTCCTTCTCGACCCAAAATGCCGTGTTGGTTCTCTTTTTCATAAAATCCACCTCCATACACAAGGGTACACTTTGACAAGCCTGCCCGGAGGTGGTACAATACAAGTGTTCATGTTGGATTGTACCCTCTGGGGCAAGCCACTCTGCAAACGCTCTCGGTGTTGGTAGCACCGGGGGCGTTTTTTGTTTTTATTGAGCTGTTGCAGATTTTGCAACGGCTGGAAGCAATGTGCAAAATTTGCACATTGTTTGGCCTTACTTCTTCGCTTCAGCTTTTTCGCTGCGCTTACGCCACTGGCTCTTCAGGCCGTCAATATGCTCAAACAGATCAGGCTTGATATCAGCCCACATCGGGTCAAGGATAAAGTCCACGCCCTCCCGTCGGGCAAGCTTGGCAGCGGGGACAAAATCACTGTCACCGGCAATCAGAATGATCTGATCAACCTGCTTCTTATACGCGAGTGACGCAATATCAACACCAACACGCATGTCCACGCCCTTTTGCTGAGCCACAAAAACGAAATCGTCCTCGGTCAGCTCTTCCAGCTGCTTTGTGCCAGCAAGAAGCTTGCGGGTCACATCCGGGCGCAGATTGTAGGCCATTTGGTTGGACAATGTACCAAGGCGGAGTGCAAATTTTCTGCGCTTCCGCAATTCTTCCAAAAAGGTCTGCGTCCATGTATAAGTATCAGATTTGTCCAAATCCACATTCTTCTTTGTCAGCGGGTGGTACACGCTGCGGCGGCCTACTGGCTCACAATCGTAATAGAAAATGCGGTACAGCTGACGCTCCTCGTTGCCGTCCTTATCGTGAAGGTGGGCCATACAGTAAGCATTCAGTTCCTTCGCACGTTCCTCGGCGGTCTTTTTGCCCCACAAGTGGGCTGCACGTTTGCGGTAAAAGCCGCCATCAACCAGAATTGCTGTCTTTGCCATTTGTGTTACACTTCCTTTGGTAAAAAATAAGACCCCAGGATTCAGCCTTCCCCATATCGGCGGGGGGCTTACTACCAGGGGTCTGTTAAGCATTTTGAAACATCATGTTTCTGATGGCATCCTGTAAAGATGCACCCCCATTATATGCGTTTTTGTTGATTTTGTCAACTCATTTTGCAAAATAATCAATTATTGGTTATTTTTCGCAAATTTTAGTGAAATATCGCTTTTCACCCTACCCAGTGCGTCCAGCCTACGGCCTTGCCCTCAATGTGCACCTCTTCCAGCTGGGAGCCAGTATAGATCATAGGCGCATAGGCCGGGTTTGCAGGCATCAGGGTCAGCGTGCCGGGGTTGTAATATACCCGCTTGAGAGTGGCTTCGCCATCAATGCGCACTGCAGCAATCTCGCCGTTTTCAACCTCCGGCTGGATGCGGATATACACCACGTCTTTATCGTGGATGCCGGCATCTACCATGCTGTCGCCGTGGCAGGTAAGGGAAAAATCGCACCGGATGTTCTCCGGCACATCCACCATTTTTTCAATGTTCTGCTCTGCCGTGATGGGTTCCCCGCAGGCAATGCTGCCGATCAGCGGGATTTTCTTCATCTTCGGCATCGGCTCAAAGCCCGGCGGGATGGTGGGCTTCTTGGGCTCCGGCTGTTCTTCCCAGCCCATCAGGTAGGCGGGGGTGGTCTGCAGCGCATCAGCAAATGCTGCAATTTTTGATTGTGGGATATCGGCTTTACCATTTTCAATCTTACTTATAGAAGATTTATCTTTATAGCCCATCTTGTGAGCCAGTTCTTCGACTGTTAAGCCAAGCTCCGTGCGGCGGCTTTTGATTCTGTCGTATAGAGTTGCCATAAAATCACCAACCTTCGCTCTTATCTTATCATAGAGTGGAATAATATTCAAGTATTTTTTATTTTTTCCTCAAAAAAAGGTTGACTTTATTTCCACTCGGTGCTATTATGTGGTCAGTGGAATTCAATTCCACTTTGAAAGGAGGTGACAACCATGACCGACACCAATGCGCTGCGTTCCATCATTGCAGATTCCGGGCTTAAATATAAGGCTATTGCCGAAATTATGGGCCTGACACCGTATGCTTTGCAGATGAAAATTGATAACAAGACCGAGTTTAAGGCCAGTGAAATTGACACTCTGGCCAATACTCTCGGCATGGACATGCAGCAGCGTGATTCCATATTTTTTTGCAAGAAAAGTGGAATTTAGTTACACTTTTGCAAGTTCATTCAATAGGAGGTGAAGAAGATGAGCAACAGCAAAAGGCCCCACGCTCCTAAGGAAGAGAAGCGCGGGGCGCAAGAGATTCAGCTGTCGCACTTGGACAATCGTTTTAGCTGCCAGATAGACGGAACGGTTATCCAGAACGTGAAGGATTATTCGTTGGTTCAGTCCAGCAATGGAAAAGCATTGTTAAACTTGACCATCGAGATCAGTGCGGAAGTTGTGTCAACCACGATACAAGCGCAGATGCAACAGCACTTGTAATCCACGAGTGACGTTCCATCGTTTCGGAAAACTTGGACAACAATCCCTTCTGCGGAGGAATCTGGTCATTTACGATCATCTCAACAAGATCAACTAACTTCTGGACTTGCTCTTTGTCCGGTGCATCTTCAGCTTCTGCCCTTTCCCGCAGTTCCTGAAAATTCGTCTGGTAGTTGATGGTCGCTGTATTGGCTGTTCCAATTACAGAACCGTAAGCTGTACCGATATTATAAATATTACTCTGACGCTGTTCGGTTTCTTTTCGCTTTTTCTCGACTTCGGTCATATAGAACGCTTTTATTTCTTCCTGCTGCTTTTGGAAGAACGATGCCTGCGTTTCCGTTACATAAAGCCGTTCATTGGCCGGAGTGATAATAACATCGTCTATTTTAATATCGGTTTTTGGGCGAAATCCAACGTACTGACGGTTCGTTGCCGTTTCTCGGTTTGGCAAACCTGGAACGGTTGCAATAATTTCACCATCTCGCTCAATTTGCATATTCAGACCATGCATTCTTAAAAAATTTTCAAAAATCATTTTTCCATTCACCTCCCTTCTGCCCCTTTATTCTACCGCAGGAGCGAGGTGCACACAAGGAGGTGAAACACATGGACAACAACAAAAAGCCCAGCGAACCTGTGGAAGAGGAACGCTGGGCGCTGAAGGATGTGCCGACTGGAGAACTTTTGAAGGAACTGATCCGTCATGATGATGTAAGGATTCTAAGCCTTCATCATGACCAAAACGGTGTCGGGAATATCTACATATCTTTACAAATCGGATACTTCGGATGCTCCGAAGTGCCGGATTCTCTTAGTGTGAATGATGTTCAGGACCGATGACGCTGCTCCTGCTTATCCTGATTTATAGCAAGGATGTCATTATACAGTTCTTCGCGGTCATGCCGTGCGATGTACCAGTCTTTGAAAAGCACTTCCAGAAGCTTGATAAGCTTTTGGGCTTCGCCTGGATCGATGTCAACAATCAGATTCACATCTGTTTCCATGTGGGCACCGATGTTACCCAGCTCACGAAGGTTTTTAAGCGCTTCATGCAAATCCGCGGGAATTTTATCTTGAATCCTTTCCATTTCTTTCGCCAAGCTTCTGTCATGGACTCCCCAGAAGTCCCGAATCATTCCTTGCAAGCAGCGGCGGGCCAGCGTAGCAGCCGCCCTTGGACTTTTATCCAGAATAGAACAAGCTTCAAGGTAATCTGTTCTGATGGCTTCCGGGATGTAATCTGGCAGAACCATTCCCGTATACGGAGGATACGTCAATGAGAAAGCGTTGTCGAATCCTGTAATCCGAACGGAATATCTCTCACACGCTGGGCAGCAGTGGTAACGAGCTTGGATTTCATGATCAAGCCATGTGTAGCCAGTTATCGCTAATTCGTCCGCATCTCGGCCGTAATCAATCGTTCGGATTTTCGTATTATCACTTTTCTCGATAAATTCAACTCCGCAATATGGACATCTAAATTTTGTTTCAGGCATTTCAACATCTCCCTTCCGCTCAAGTATACCGCAGAAGGGAGCCACCCACAAGGAGGTACATCTTCACCATGAACGACATCATCTTATCCACCCAGAACGGCGAACCGGTGGCATCCAGCCGGGACGTTGCCGAACGATTCGGAAAAGAGCATAAAGATGTGCTCCGCTCCATCAAAAATCTGACGGCGCAAAATTGCGCTCTCCTCAAAATGTTCCACAAGACCGAGTACACCACTGCTCAAAACAAAAAGGCCACCATGTACCTGATGAACCGCGACGGCTTTTCCCTGCTGGCCATGGGCTTTACCGGCAAGGAAGCCGTGCAGTGGAAGCTCAAGTACATCGAGGCCTTCAACCAGATGGAGAAGCAGCTGGCCGCGCAGCACAAAGAGCAGCAGGCCGTGCAGGACGCCAACATCCAGAGCGCCATCGACCGGGTGATCGAAGCCCGGAAGAAACTGGACGAGAACACCGCTTTTCTGGATGAGTGCCGCAAGAACCGCGAGGACAGCAAGGCCAAGTATATGCAGGTCAAGGCCCTGTGCGGCGAGTTCAAGGCCATTTACGGCCAGCATTGCGACACGGTGCGCACCATGGAGAACGTGGTGCGCGGCTCCCAGAGCTTCCTTACCAACGCCATTGACAGCCTGACCATCGTTGCCAAAGGCTACCCGTTCTACGCCGCCCTGATGGACAGCCTGCTGGATGGGCTGCCGGCCGAGAAGAAGGAGGAATAAAATGTTGAACGCATCAACCATTCGCGGCACTTTCAAGCAGATCCCATACTGGAAGCTGCGGGGACGGTTCCACAGCTGCGGCTACCGCGATCAGGAAGTGGCCGAGTACATCGGCATTGGCCGGGACACCATGAGCGGCAGGATGCAGGGGCACAACCCGTGGACAAGCACGGAGATCACTGCAATGTGCGAGCTGCTGGGTATCCGGCAGAATGAGATCGGGGAGCTTTTCTTCCCGGAAGTGGGCAAGGAGGATGAAACCGCATGAGAATCAAATCCGGCGTATGGTACTGGCTGGCAATGGCCTGCTTCGTGGTGGGCCTGCTGTACGGCATAGGCGTTGAGGGCACTGCCCAGACACTGGGCACCGTCTCGGACGGCGCGTTCATCACGGCCATGGTGCTGATCCTGCTGGCGGTATTCTTTGCCCGGCTGGGCTTTGCCGCCCATGACCGGGAGCAGCAGGAGCGCTGCAAGGTGCACCAGCAGCCCCGCAACACCGTGAAGAGCGGAAGGAAGGCGGGCTGACACCACCCATGAATAAAGGAAAGCACTTTACCCGCGTTTGTTTGGACTGCGGCAAGGTGATGGAAAATGTTGCTGGCAACCTGCGCTTTTGCGCTTCCTGCCGCAGAGAGCGCCACAACCAATATTGCAGGGATTACAGGGCGCATAATGAAAAACCTGCCCGCGTCATGTGGTACACCGTCTGGGACGCAAAGACCGGCGATCTGCTGGCATCCGGCACGTCCGAGATGTGTGCCCGGCGGCTGGGCTACAAGAGCGCGAACAGCTTTGCGTCTGCCGTCAGCCATGGGCTCAGCGGCAGCCATCGAACTTACAAGTACACATTTGCGCGGGAACGTATCGACCGCAGCGAGGTGGACAGCCTGCCGCCGGTACGCACTATACGAAAAAAGCCCGCCGGTGCGCCAACACCGACGAGCTGCAAGGGATGATGGATTCACTACTCCCCATCACCCCGATGATATCACAAAATCGGAGATTTTACAATGAAAGGAATTTTGATCGAACCGGGCAAAGAGCCGGTAGTCACCACCCTGCCGGACACGCTGCAGGGCATCGAAGCACTGCTGCGGTGCCCCTGTGAGCAGAAAGTCCTGCCCCGCACCCCGGCAGTGCTGGTGTACGGCATCATGGGCAGAGACCTGAACCGTATCTATCGCGGTCAGCATATCTACGGCCCTATCCTCTGCTATGGCTGGAAGGGCAACAACATCCAGCCCATGAGCAAGGATGTGCAGACCGAGATGCTGGACCGCCTCAAGGACACGGAGGTGCAGGTATGACGGACTACACCATCAGTTCCAAGCTTTCCAACGAGACGGTTTATGCCTATTACCGTGGCCGGTTCTGGCGCTGGGACGGCAGCATTTGGAAAGAAAGCCACCTCATGACGCAGAAATTCGAGCGGGCCAGAGCGGCAGACAAGAATCTGACCCCACAGGCGTTTCTGACCAATGGCGCGGAGTTCGCTCCGCTGGATGAGTATGAAATCGACTGCGCAATGCTGGACGCGTTGGAAAATGCCAAGCCCTGCAAGAACGCCCCCATCGAACCGGTGGAAGAACACCCTACCCCATCCACGCAGTGTTCGGATGCTGCCACTGCTGCGGAAAGCCAAACTGCGGCATCCCCGGCAGCGCCGGAGGGGTCAAGCCCTACGACGGAACTGGCGACTGCTGCCGACGCACCCGGTGTTCCGGTCAGTGCAGACGAAAACGCGCCTGTGCCCTCGAGTACCGCTCCCACTTTTGACTTTGGCGCAGACGACCAGACCAACGCCCTGTTGTTGCAGGATGCGCAGACCTTCATCACCGGCAACATGGCCCGTATCATGGCCGCAAAGCACGCTCACGACCTAACCGCAAACCACTATCAGGGCAGCTGGGGCAAGTGGTGTGCCGCCGTCGGCATCAGCCGGGACACCGGTGACCGCATGGTGAGCGTTGCCGCACAGTGCGGCAACATCCAGCTGGAAGGCAAGTCCATTCTGGACGTGCAGCCCCTGAAACTGCTGTATGCTGCGGCCAAGCCCAGCACCCCGGAGGTGGTCAAGCAAGCCGTTTTTACCGGTGACATCACTACTTACAAAGAGTATCAGGAGCTTATGGCCCAGCTCAAGGCCGAGAAAGACCGTGCCGACGCTGCCGAGAAGTCCGCTCAGAACGCCCGCAAGGAAAATGCCTATTTCAAGGAGCTGGTGAAAAGCGCCGAAGCCCAGACCCATAAGGACGCGGAAAAGCGGGAAGAAGCAGAAAGCCGCTATGAATCCGCTCTTGCCGACATCAGCGGTCTGAAAGAGCAGAACGCCCAGCTCCAGCAGAGCTACCACGATGCAGACGAGAGCCGCATTGCGGCCAACCTCCAGCGCCAGAAAGCCGAAGCGGAACGCGACAAGGCCGAAGCCCGGGCCAAAAATGCCGAGGGCCAGCTTTCCGGCTCCCGGCAGGTGGCCGAAGCAGCAAAGCTCCGGGCGGATAAGCTGCAGGAAGAAAATGCGGCCCTGAAAAAGCAGCCCATCGCCGCTGTGGTGGATGAGGAAGAGGTAGACCGGCGGGCAGGCGAAAAAGCTTACGAGATTGCGGCCGGAATGACTGCGGACTATAAGGCACAGCAGGAACAGGATGCCCGCGATGCCTACGACAGCATCATTCTGGCCGGGCGCTCCATTACCAGCATCGTTCAGTCCGCCAAAATGCAGTTCCGCAAGCTGCCGGACGACCAGCGGGAGACCGCGATCAACCAGTTCGTTCACACACTCGCATCCGCTCAAGGGGAGGTATCCGCATGTCTGTAAAGATCATGGCCTTAGAGGCCGAAAACGTCAAACGCATCAAGGCCGTTGCACTCACGCCGTCGCCCACTGGCCTGACCATCGTGGGCGGCAACAACAATCAGGGCAAAACCAGTGTTCTGGATGCTCTGGCATGGGCACTGGGCGGCGACCGTTTCCGCCCGGACGCTGCCCAGCGGGACGGCGCAGTGGCTCCGGCGCATCTGAAGGTCAAGCTTTCCAACGGTGTGGTGGTGGAACGCAAGGGCAAGAATGCCAGTCTGACCGTCACTGACCCCACCGGGCGGCGCAGCGGGCAGCAGTTGCTGAACGCCTTTGTGGAGCCGCTGGCGCTGGACTTGCCCCGATTCATGGAAGCCACCGACAAGGAAAAGGCGGACATCCTGCTGCGGATCATCGGCATCGGCACCGAACTGCACACCCGGGATCTTGAGATCAAGGCCCTGTACGACAAGCGCACCTTCACCGGCCAGCTGGCCGCGCAGAAAAAACACTTTGCCGAGGAGCTGATCTCCTACCCGGATGCACCGGAAAAGCCGGTCAGCGCCTCCGACCTCATCCGCCAGCAGCAGGAAATTCTGGCCCGCAACGGCGAGAACCAGCGCAAGCGCCAGCAGTTCCATGAGCTGGCCCGTCAGAGGGACGAAGCACTGGAAGAAATGCACCGTCTGGATGAGCGCATCGCCGAATTGACTGCACAGAGGGAAGAAGTAAGCAAGAAGCACACGCTGCTGTTCACGCAGGCCATGGATGCCAGTAAAACGGCGGAACAGCTGCAGGACGAATCCACTGCCGAACTGGAAGCATCCATCCGGGATATTGAGGAGATCAACCAGAAGGTGCGGGCCAACCTCGAAAAATCCCGCGCCGAGGACGAGGCCGCCCAGTATGACAGTGAATATAAGCGCCTGACTGAAGCCATCACGCAGAAGCGTGCCGACCGTATGGCCCTGCTGAACGGTGCCGACCTGCCCCTGCCGGAGCTGAGCGTGGAGGACGGCTCCCTTACCTATAAAGGCAAGCACTGGCGGGATATGTCCGGCAGCGACCAGCTGCGGGTGGCCGCTGCCATCGTCCGCCGCCTGAACCCGGACTGCGGGTTTGTGCTGCTGGACAAGCTGGAACAGATGGACATGACCACCCTGCAGGAGTTCTCTGTCTGGCTGGAAGCCGAAGGCCTGCAGGCCATCGCCACCCGCGTTTCCACCGGCAGCGAGTGCCAGATCATCATTGAGGACGGCATGGTGAAGGATGCCGAAACCACCCTGCCGCCCGTCACCGAAAAGCCCCAGCAGAAGAGCTGGACGAAAGGAGCGTTCTAAATGAGCAAATATGCAGTTACCACCGGCATCCAGAATGCGCCGGTCAAGACCGTGCTGTACGGCCCGGAGGGCATCGGCAAAAGCACCTTTGCCTCTTACTTTCCGGACCCCGTATTCATCGACACCGAGGGCGGCACCAAGCGGCTGAACGTCAAGCGCCTGCCCCAGCCCACCAGCTGGGCCATGCTGCTGGATGAGGTGGCCGAGGTACGCAAGGGCAGTGTCCCCTGCGGCACGCTGGTCATTGATACCGCCGACTGGGCTGAACGCCTGTGCATTCAGGCCGTGTGTGCCAAAGCCAAGGTGAACGGCATCGAAGATTTCGGCTACGGCAAGGGCTACACCTATGTTAAGGAAGAGTTCGGCAAGCTGCTGGACGCGCTGGAAGATGTGCTGCAGGCCGGGCACAACGTGGTGGTGCTGGCCCATGCCGCTATTACCAAATTTGAGCAGCCGGATGCCGTGGGCAACTATGACCGCTGGAGCATGAAAACTTCCAAACAGGTGGCCCCGCTGCTGCGCGAGTGGTGCGATATGCTGCTGTTTGCCAACTACAAGACCGTTGTGGAAAAGGTGGGCGACGGCAAGAACGCCAAAAGCAAGGCCAGCGGCGGCAGGCGTGTACTGTACACCGCGCATCACCCCTGCTGGGATGCAAAAAACCGCTTTGACCTGCCGGAGGAAGTACCCTTTGACTATGCCAGCATTGCCGCCTGCATCCCCGGCGCAATGTCTGCACAGGCACCAAAACCGGAACCGCAGCCGCGTTCCCAGCCGGAAGCCGACATCCTGCCCAGCCCGCAGCAGGAAGCAAAGCCGGTGGCTCAGCCGCAGCCCGCACCGCTGCAGGAAAGCTCTGAGAAAAATGTTCTGCTCAGTCTGGGCGTGCCGGAAAAGCTGGCCGCTCTGATGAGCGCCAACAAGGTCAGCTGTGAAGAGCTGCAGGGCGTTGTGGGCAAACGAGGCTATTTCCCGGAGGATATGCCCATCAAGGACTACCCCGCTGACTTTGTGGAGGGCTGTCTGATCGCCGCATGGCCGCAGGTGTTCCAGATGGTGCTGGATAACCGTGATATCCCGTTTTAACAGGCTCCCTCACGGAGGGAGCTGGCACGTGTAAGCGTGACTGAAGGAGTTTTATAATAAAGGAGTAATTACTTATGAACGACATGAATACCACCGACCGCGCCCTGAGCTGGGACGACGAATTTACCAACGAGCAGCAGGAGTTCGTGCTCCTGCCCGAGGGCGAGTATGCCTTTAAGGTCACCGGCATGGAGCGTGCCCGCTTTGAGGGCAGCGCAAAGCTCCCGCCCTGCTCCATGGCAAAGCTGACCCTGAAGATCTTCGGCGGGGCCAAGGGTGATACCACCGTGACCCACCGCCTGTACCTGCACACTAAAACGCAGGGCCTGCTGGGGGCTTTCTTTGAGAGCATCGGTCAGTGCAAGCGGGGCGAGACCTTCCGCCCCCGCTGGAACGAGGTCGTGGGTGCCAAAGGCATCTGCAAGCTGGGTATCCACGAGTACACCAAGCAGAGCGGTCCTCATGCAGGCGAGACCGGCCAGAGCAACGAAGTGCAGCGCTTCCTGCCGCCGCCCGAACCCAAAGCTGCACCCACTCAGGGCTGGACACAGGGGGCGTTCTAAATGGCCGAGACACAAACCCTGCGCCCCTACCAGCAGCAGGCCCGTGAACGCATCCACGCCGAGTGGGAGAACGGCCACACCCGCACCCTGTTGGTGCTGCCTACCGGCACCGGCAAGACCATTGTGTTTGCATCGGTAGCTGCCGATCAGGTGCGCGCCGGTGACCGGGTGCTCATTCTGGCGCATCGCGGTGAGCTGCTGGAGCAGGCAGCGGACAAGCTGCAGCGCTCCACCGGCCTTGTCAGCGCGGTGGAAAAGGCAGATGCCACCTGTCTGAATACATGGTTCCGTGTGGTGGTGGGCAGCGTGCAGACCTTGCAGCGCACCGCCCGGCTGGAACGCTTTTCTCATGATTACTTTGGCACTATCATCATTGACGAGGCCCACCACGCCATCACCGACGGATACCGCCGCATCCTCGACTACTTCGGCAGCGCCAAGGTGCTGGGCGTGACCGCCACGCCGGATCGCGGCGACATGCGCAATCTGGGCGAGGTGTTCGACAGCCTTGCCTTTGAGTATAAGCTGACCGATGCCATCAAAGAGGGCTATCTGTGCCGCATCATGGCCCAGACCATTCCGCTGAAGCTGGACATTTCTTCTGTCACCATGAGCGGCGGGGACTACGCCGTGGGAGACCTCGGCACTGCGCTTGACCCCTATCTGGAACAGATTGCCGCCGAGATGGCCCAGCGCTGCAAAGGCCGTAAAACGGTGGTGTTCCTGCCCCTCATCAAGACCAGCCAGAAGTTCCGCGACCTGCTGAACTCCCATGGATTCCGTGCCGCCGAGGTCAACGGCCAGAGCACCGACCGCAAGGAAGTGCTGGCGGATTTCGATGCAGGCAAATACAACGTGCTGTGCAACTCCATGCTGCTCACCGAGGGCTGGGACTGCCCGTCTGTTGACTGCGTGGTGGTGCTGCGGCCCACCAAGGTACGCAGCCTGTACAGCCAGATGGTAGGGCGCGGCACCCGGCTCTCCCCGGGCAAGAGCGATCTGCTTTTGCTGGATTTTTTGTGGATGACCGACAAGCACGAGCTGTGCCGCCCGGCTGATCTGGTTTGTGAGGACCGCGCCGTGGCCCGGCAGATGACCGAAAATCTGGCCCAGACCGGATGCCCGGAGGACATCGAGAAAGCAGCCGTGCAGGCCAGCGAGGACGTGGTGGCCCAGCGGGAAGAAGCACTTGCAAAACAGCTGGAAGAACAGCGCCGCAAAAAAGCCCGTCTCGTGGACCCGCTGCAGTACGAGATGAGTATTCAGGCCGAGGACCTTGCCGGATATGTGCCGGCCTTTGGCTGGGAAGCAGGCCCGCCCAGCGCTGAACAGACTGCTGCTCTTGAGAAAATGGGCATCCTGCCGGACGCTGTAGAATCTGCTGGTAAGGCTTCCCTGCTGCTGGACCGGTTGAACAAACGCCGCGCTGAAGGCTTGACCACACCCAAGCAGATCCGCGTGCTGGAACGTTACGGTTTCCAGAGCGTGGGCAGGTGGAGCTTCGATGCAGCCAAACACATGATCGACCGCATTGCGGCGAGCGGCTGGCGGGATGTGCCCAAGGGCGTTACTCCCAGCACCTACACGCCGCCCGCAGAACCGGCCTTTCCGGATAGCATCTTTGGATGGTAACGCGAATGGAACATGAAAATGAACTCAAGGAAGCATTGGACTTCGTATCCCCGTCCGCCCTGACCTATGACGAATGGCTCATGGTGGGCATGGCACTGAAGGATTCCGGTCTGCCCGTTACCCTCTGGGAACAGTGGAGCACCCGCGATGCGGGCCGCTATCACAAGGGCGAGTGCGTCAAGAAATGGGAAAGCTTTCACGGCGGCGGGGCCAGCCCCGTCACCGCAAGCAGCATCTTCCAGCTGGCCTACTCCCACGGATGGAGCGGCCCGGCGGGCCACGCTCTGGACTGGAACGATGATATTTCTGCCGGCACCGGCGCACAAACCGAGGGCCGTCTGGTAGACCCACGCTGGGTGGAAGCCCATGAGCTGGCCCTGCCCGAAGAGTGGCACCCCGCCGACCAGCTCAAGCGCTACCTGCAAGCCCTGTTTGAGCCGGATGAATATGTGGCCTATGTGACCGAAAGCTTTATGGCCGCCGACCGCCGCCGCCCTGCAAAAGGCAGCTGGACCCGCACCGCAGGGCAGCTCATCACCGAGCTGGATGCCTGCGGCGGTGACCTCGGCAAGGTGGTGGGCGACTGTGATCCTGAAGTAGGTGCATGGATCTGCTTCAACCCTGTGGACGGCACCGGACGCAAGGATGCCAATATTACTGCCTACCGCTATGCCCTCGTGGAGTGCGACAACATGGAGCTGGGCAAGCAGCAGGCCATCATCAAGCAGCTGGAACTGCCCTGTGCGGCGCTGGTCTACTCTGGCGGCAAGAGCGTCCACGCCATCGTGAAGGTGGATGCCCCGGACTACGCCGAGTACCGCAGGCGTGTGGATTATCTCTATTCCGCCTGCCAGAAAAACGGCCTGACCATCGACCAGCAGAACCGCAATCCTTCCCGCCTTTCCCGGATGCCCGGCATCCTGCGCGGTGACAAACGGCAGGTGCTGCTGGAAACGAACATCGGGAAATCCTGCTGGGATGAGTGGCGCGACTGGCTGGAAGCGGAGACCGACGAGCTGCCCGAGACCGAGAGTCTGGCCGACGACTGGGAGAGCCTGCCCCCGCTGGCCGATGCCCTCATCACCGGGGTGCTGCGCAAGGGCCACAAGATGCTGCTGGCAGGCCCCAGCAAGGCGGGCAAGAGCTTTGCCCTCATCGAACTGTGCATCGCTATCGCCGAAGGCACGCCCTGGCTGGGCCGGTTCTCCTGCGCACAGGGCAAGGTACTGTACATCAATCTGGAGCTGGACCGGGCCTCCTGCCTGCACCGCTTCAAGGACGTGTACACCGCCCTCGGCCTGCCCCCGCAGAACCTGCGAAGCATCGACATCTGGAACCTGCGCGGCGCGTCCGTGCCCATGGACAAGCTGGCCCCAAAGCTCATCCGCCGGGCCCAGAAAAAAGGCTACACCGCCGTGATCCTCGACCCCATTTATAAGGTCATCACCGGCGATGAGAACTCTGCCGACCAGATGGCAAAGTTTTGCAACCAGTTCGACCTTGTCTGCCGTGCGCTGGACTGCGCCGTGATCTACTGCCACCACCACTCAAAAGGTGCCCAGGGCGGCAAGCGCAGCATGGACCGTGCATCCGGCTCCGGCGTGTTCGCCCGCGACCCGGATGCCATGCTGGACATGACCGAGCTGGTGCCCACCGATGCCATCCGGGAGCAGCTGCATAACAAAGCCGCCTGCCGCGTGATCAAGGCCATGTTGGACAAACGCGGTCATGCGGATGCCTACGGCTTGGATGATACCCTCAGCCGCCACCGGATGCTGACCATCGCAAAGGAAAAACTGGGCCTTGCAGATCTGCGGGCCATCGATGCTGAGGTCGCGGCTGCTGAGAAAATGGCCGACGGCATGACCGCATGGCGCATCGAAGGCACCCTGCGCGAATTTGCCCGCTTCGACCCGGTGAACCTGTGGTTCGACTACCCCGTGCACAAGCCGGACACCGGCCTGCTGGAGGACCTGCAGCCGGACAGCGATTTCAAAACGCTGGGCAGCCGCGGTGCCGCCAAGCGCTGGGGCGATAAAGGCAAGGTGACCAAGGACAAAAAGGCCGAACTGGACACCGCCTTTGAAGCCTGCATGATGGATGGCGAAGTTACCGTCTATGCGCTGGCTGAATACATGGATCTGAAGCCCCGCACCATCAAGACGCGGCTGAAAGATGACGGACGTTTCTGGATCGATGGCGAGAAAGTGGGACGCAAGGAACCCGGCAGCGCAGGTTAAACATTTTGTAATAGTTTCAATTACAGCTTGTTGTAAAAATGCAGAAATAGCCGCTATTTTGCACGACACGAAAAACTGCAATTTTGCAGTTATAGCCGCTATGACTGCAGATTTTGCAGTGCAAAATAGCCTATATATAATAGCTAAAACTGCAACTGCAATTGTGATGGGGTCTCCCGAAGGATGGGGCGACCACAGCCCCCATCCATTCGGGGAACCCTCCCCATCACGTTGGCGCTAAAACCAGAAAAAAAGAAAAAACGAGGTGAACCCCATGTATATGCAATTCTTTCTCCCCATGCAGCCGCCCACCACCACCCACAACGCAAAGCAGCTGCACGCCTACATGAAGGGCGGGCAGCCGCACGCGGTGCTCCACGACAGCCCGGAACTGAAACAGACCCGTGCCAAGCTCCACGCCCATCTGGCACCCCACGCGCCGGAAAAGCCCATCCCCGCAGGCCGTCCGGTGCGGCTGCTGGTCAAGTGGTGCTTTCCTGCCGAGGGCCGCAAAAACGGCAGCTGGCGCACCGCAAAGCCGGACACCGATAATCTGGAAAAGGCCCTCAAGGACGAAATGACCCGCCTGCACTTCTGGGCCGATGACGCGCAGGTGTGCAGCGAGATCGTGGAGAAATTCTGGTCGGACCCCTGCGGCGTGTTCGTCCGGGTGGAGGAACTGTAAATGACCTACGAAGAGAAAAAGGCATGGCTCTGGCGGTACCGGACGGCCAAGCGGTTCGAGCTGCTCAAACTGGACGAGCTGGCCACGCTGCAGACCGATGCCACCCACACCACCCAGCGCTTTTCCCCTGTGCCGGGCGGCAGCGGCGACGGACAGGCTCTGCCCCGCAGTGTGGAACGCATCGACGAGGCCCGTCGGGCCGCTGAGGCGCAGTCTGCCGTGTGCGACGCCATCCGGGCCGAGATCATGGAGGTGTTCAGCCAGCTGGACGATGAGGTGGATTTCATGATCCTGTTCCGGCGGTACATCCTGCTGGAGGACTGGCCGGACATCGCGATCAACATCCGCAGTTCCCGCAGCCAGATGTTCCAGCGCCACAGCGCGGCCATAAAAAGACTGGATATCAAAAGTCCGGACTGAACCGGAGCGAACCGGACTTGATAATACTGTCAACCCCTGCTAAAATTTAAAATGCCGAAGCCCGCAGGAAAGACTTACTCCCTTCATCCCTGCGGGCTTTGTGCTGCCCGGCTGACACAGAGGATCACCTTTCCCGACCAACAGCCTGAATGTACCAGCCGGGTTTCTTTGTTATATCCTGCCGTTCGGATCTTCCGGGCGGCTTTTTGATTTTACGGCAAGAGAGGTGGTGAGGATGACCGACAAGCAGGATCGTTTCTGTGAAGAATA